TGTATAGCACATGGTATTTATATTATAGGCACTTATGCCATTATTTATAATTGTTGATTGATTCATTTTAAATATAACTCTAAGGTTTCGTCAATTTGTTTGCAATTTTCAGTACCGATTGCATCTTCGCAAAACGTTACTAAGTCCATTAATTTGTAGTTCAAAGCCAACTGATCTTTACACTCATTTAGGGCTTGTATATATTTATATTTACCTGAGATAGGGATGCTTGCAATAATGTCATAGGTACTGCCATATTCATTAACGAGACTAACTGCTCGTTTAGGTCCAATGCCAGGCACGCCAAAAACATTATCACCAGTGTCACCAGTAAGGCATTTAATACTGATGTAATCTTCGGGATTAAAGTCATAATGATCGTTCCAGTTATCGACTGTAACTTCTTTGCGTGTAACATAGCTAAATCTTGATACGTTGGGTTGAACTAATAAATCCCAGTCTTTATCTGAACTAATCAGCCAGATATCGTCAACAGGGAGTTTTGATTTCTTTGATACAATATATGCCGCAATATCGTCAGCCTCAACGCCTTGAAAGCGTAAAACTGGAAAATCGGTATTGTCAGCAATATGTTCTAGTGTTTTAGTAAAGTCTTCGAAAAACAATTCAAATGCTGCTTTTTCAGCATCAGTTTGATTTTCGAACTTGTCTTTACGATTTTGTTTGTACTCAGGGTAAATAGCTTTGCGATAGCTGCTAGAGCCTTGATCGCCAGCAATAATTACATGAGATGCTTTATATGATTTCTTAAGACTTTGAACTGTGCGTAAGTAATCTTCAGCAAAATCAGTTGCTCCACTATGTTTATAGCGAAAAGCAAGATTAAGTGAATCAACAACTAGCAGAGTATTGTTTGCTTCGGTAATTTTTGAAAAGGTTTTTGACATATTATTTGTGTGTTAATCTGTTATTATACCACTGCTAAGTTGCTGTGTCAAGTTACAAATATTGGCTGCTCCCACTTGAGCCAGTCTTCTAGCAATGCTGCATAGAACTCGTGGTCTTCGTGGTTATAGTAAAGGCAACGATAGTTTTGTGAGTTAGGCATTTCATCAAAAGCAACAAATACTTTGCTGCGATCAAATTTAAAAATCAATAGTGGTTTTTTGCCTACTTGAGTGCCTTGACGAGTAGTTTGTTGCCAAAATTCTACTAGTTGCGGAGTCTTGGATGTTAGTAAGTGTGAAGTAAGGTGGTCTTCCGCATAGCCTTTAACTTCTACACACCAAAGGTTGGTTCTCCCAGGGACGTATAAATCGCCCTTAAGCTGATGTTTAGGGTCAAGAGCACCTGATCCAGGTACTCTTTCCCAAGCTAAACCAGTATGCTTTTTGAGTAGATCACGTACTGTGGTCTCCGTTCTAGCACCTTTGGCTCTAGCGTCTACGACCATTACGCTTCGGCAGTTTTACTTGCAGTTTCCACTGGTGGGGTAACCCGTTCAGCAATTGGAGCTGCCTGAACTTTTGGTGTTGGAGTGGGTGCTGGTACTTCTTCAGCAGCAGCTTTTACGCCTTTGACTTCAAATGTAGCACTTGGGTCAATTCGAAAAATTGCTTTGCCAGTACCAATTACAGACACTGACCTGCTATAGTCGTCAGCACTATCGCCAACAGACAGAGTTTTTCCAGCAAAAGTAACTTTTACGTTGCCTTCAATTTCTTCTAAAATCATATTATACCTCTATTTGGGATATGTTGTTACGTTTGATAACATTAATTTTTTCTAGTAGTGGATGGCTAAAGCCATGACTTACTAAAAACGTATTTAAATGTTCTTCTTGTAGCAACACTTCAACTAACTTTTCTTTTCCGTCAGTATCAAGTGTTTCTACAGTTTCATCCAGTATTAATAGATTGATTCTAGAACTGGACAATGTTTGCATTAGTTTTCTAATAGCTAATAAAGTAGCTACATTAACTCTTGCTTTTTCACCACCGCTAAGAGCCAGTATTTCAATATCTTTTCCATTATCAGTAATAACAACATTTAATTTGTCGCTAGCACTTATTTTAAAGCCGATTTGAAATCTTCCATCACTTAGATCAACCAAATATTTATTTGTAATTTCTTCTAAGTCTTTTACTAAACTCTCGATTTTATACGCTACTAAACCTGTTGTACTAAATGTTTTTGTTAAAACATTTAAAATACTCATTCTTTCGCTTAATTCATGCAATTTACCGCTATAAAGTTCTAACTCTTGGTTCATTTCAACCAGTTGTTTAGACACTAAATCTACTTTAGTATTATGTGCGGTTACTTCTTTATTGTGCTGCTCTGCTTCAACAATTTTACGTTTTGTAGAAGCAATACTACTTTGTAATTCTGTAAATTGCTGTTGTAGTGTTTGTTTATCTAGTAGTGTTTCTGGTAGTTCTGTATCAATTAGCGTATGATACTTTTCCCAATCTTCTTGAGCTTTTTGAGCTTCTTGCCAAGCTGTTCTTTGCTGTTTAATTTGAGCTATTTGCTGAGTATAGCCCATAGTTTCTACAGCAGCTATTTCAGCTTCTGCTGTTTTTTCTTCGATTAATTCAGTTACTTTTTCTTCGTCAATTTCACTTAAACAAGTAGGGCAAGTCCCGTGTAGCGCTTTCATTTTTTTAACAAATGTTTGTGCGTCACTTACTGTTTTAGATAATTTTGCTACTTCTGCTTGATAGCCTTCTATGCCTTCTTCAGGCTTATCAGGAATTGGAAGTAATTTGATTTTTGACTGTAATTGCTTATAAGTATTGTTTTGTGAAATCTTTTTATTAGTAGACTCAATACTATTAATACTAGCTTCTAAACTACTAGCCTCGGCTATAAGACTTGTATCTAGTTCAGGGGCTGCAACAGTTTCTTTTAAGTTTAAATCTGTTTTTTCGTATTTATTTAACCAGCTAGTAACAGTATTTACTTGAGATTGTACACTAGCAATGTCTTTGGCGAGTTGAGCACTTACTTCTTTAAAAACTTCAGCCGCACGAGTATACTTGCCTAAATTTAAGATTTCAATCAAAAACTTTTTACGAGCAGTATCAGGAGCTGTTAGAAACTCTAAACTACTAGCGTTTGATTGATAAACAATTTGTGCAAAACTTTTATGATCAAACCCTAAAATATCTTCAATTATCTTATAAGTTGCTGTAGCAGTGTGTGCACTAATATCTACAGTATCTTTAAATAACTTTACCGTTTGTGCAGTGCCACGACTAGATTTAATTGTGTAATCAGTACCATCTCTATTAAAGTCTAGTTCAATAGTATAGCTTTTATCTTTAACATATCTGTTAAGAATATCTGCTTTTTTAATACCTTTTGAATTTTTATTAAATAATACTTCTTCTAAGATAAGAGCAATAGAACTTTTACCATGCCCGTTTCTACCCACTAATTGTGTTAGCGGAGCTGCAACAAAATCAATTTTATTATCTTTTCCGTAACTAAAGGCGTTAGCCCATCGTAGTTGTTTTATAGTTATCATGTACGGCTAGTCTTTTCTTTAGTTCTGGTAATCCACCTACATATTGTCCATCAAGAAAGATCTGTGGAACACTACGAGCGTTAGGTACTTTTTCAATTAAATCTTTTTTAGTATAAGCGCCTTCACCAATCATACACTCTGTATACTCAATAGCATATGAAGTTAGTAAGCGTTTAGCTTCTTGGCAAGCTGGGCAGTTGGTTTGTGACCAAACTTCAGCTTTATTCTGTTTCAATTTTGTCTGCATGATTTTGAAATTCCTTTAGTACGCTTTCAATAGTATCTTCTGGCAAATCTAGGATGTAAGTAAGATACTCACGCACTTCTTCACTCATAGACATTTCTTTGTCTAGGATTAGTGCACTATCTGAGTCGCGTTTAATAACCTTACGATCAATTAAATCACTATCCTCAAGTTCACCAAGTTCTTGCATATCGCCTTCAACTTGGTAAATCGTATGATCGTAGTCAGTTGGCGGTTTAGGGTCGTGCACAGCCACCGTCTTGCGAATAAGTTGCGGTAGTTGTAGCTTACGCCATTCATGTTCTAGGCTATTGCTATCCAATATAATAACACCAGTATCTACATTGTGACGATGAAAGCTAGTAGTAACAGGACTACCAGGATATAGGATATTTTTCTGAGAGTTTTCATAGCTGTGTAAGTCACCAGCTAAGACTACTTTCCAACGAGCAAACAGCTCTAAATCTAATTCAGGCTTTACGTGTGGTGGAATCTCTCCACGAGCATGAGTAAAGCATATGTCGCCATAACTAGTGTGTGGCGACTTTTCGAAATCTTTTAGTTTATTGTATGGAATAAAATCCATATTATCCAAACTATAGAAATCATCAATAATTTCTACTTTGGGATTCAAACGATTAGTAACTTGTTTTAAGTTAGTAAGGAAAGTTGTGTCCTTTTTAACTGCCTCATGATTTCCAGCGTATATAATAGTAGGAATCTTACAAGCACTAACTAAATCAAAATATGTCTCTAGTTCTTCCATGTTAGGGAGCTTATCAAATACATCTCCACCAACTACAAAAAGATCGCACTCGTCTTGTAGCGCTTCTAATTGCTGCCATAGCATATTAAACCTATTTTTAGCCCACGAAATAGGTACGTTTTTCTGACCCAATTTGATATGGACGTCAGCTGTAAATAATACTTTCATATTCCCTTATATGACAGAAAAGCCCGCTAAGCATTTTGTTTAGCGGGCTTTAAGTTTTTTAACCAAGTTCTTTGACTGCTTCTTGCTCAGAAGATTCGCCTTCGCCATCTTCTTCACTGTTGGTAGTAATCTTTTCCAACAAGGCTTTTACATCTGCTTCTGTAGGACGAGGAAACTTCTCATCAATATTTTTAGCAGCATCAGCCATAGCACGCTCTTCGTCAGTTAGTGGACGGGGTTTGCAACGCAAAACTTGTAGGGTATACTCAACATTAAAAGGCAGTGGGCCTGTCTTTACACGCTTGAATACAACGTCCCAACCTGTATCATAGTCAGTAGGGTCTCCCAAATCTTCAGCCGCTGTAACGATTTGCTCAAATAATTTCTTTTTCAAGTTAAGAGCAACAACTTTTTGCGACTTAGGGTCAATACAATTTACAGAATAACTCCAAGAGCATTTTGCTTCTGGAAAGTACTCAGTAACATGATCTTTCTCAATGTTATCGAACTTCTCCTTTTCACGACTAAATGCTAAACATTCAACTGGAATATCTTTGTTATTAGTGCCTTTCAGCCAATAAATATATCGTGGAAGAACTCCGCCAATTAAGCGGACCGTATTTTCGCCATCTTTGTATTCATAAGATTCGACTTTGTTTGATTGTGCTTTACCTTTGGTATTTTTAAAGCTAAGTGCCATTTTTAATTTTCCTCGTATTTGAAGTGGATTTTGTTTTCTGTTATTTTTAGTAGCG